CCAACCCCACGGAAAGCTTGAATCTGAAGACGTTTAGGTCCATGTTGAATATAGTCTGCGATTGCATATTGAGCACGTGTTGGAGAAGGTAGGTCTAGTTGACTCCAAAGAGCCTGTAGGAATAGCTTAAAATCGTCTGTAAGGAGGTCTAAAGTTGTCATAGGCTAGGATATACCTGAGTGGATAAATGGAGGCGTTCTAGAGCTGTATAGGTTGAATTCCGCTATAAGGAAGCTGTCCATTCGTGAGTCTATTAGAGATATAATTAAATTCATTAGCAAAAAAATCACCAGCTCTTTTGCCAATATCAGTTTCAGGATTAGGTTTAAGACCAGGTACTACTTTAGCGGCACCATTAACACCATTGTGAACATGTGATCCATTTTTTCCTTGATCAAAAATAAACTTACCAGTTTCAATTCTATTAGTTAATCTATTAGCCCATTGATCGATTTTTGGAATACCAAAATCATGTTTATTAGGCAAAGGTAGTGTACGTTTACCTTTTTGGAGATTTCGTTGTCGAAATTTCTGATTACGTAGGGTAGCTTGTTTATCTGGTGTATTCAGAACTGCATCTGTAAAGCCATCAAAGGTTCCACCTATAGAATCACCAACTGTATTAGAACGATATTGAAGTTCTTGTACACGTTGCCTAGAAGCCTGCTGATCCTTAGCAATTAAAGGTATTGATGCCATAGCATCATCAAAGGTGGCATTTTCTGGCACATACCTTAGTGGATCATCAAGACCTAATTCATTCTCAATGCGGTGAATAGATTCAGGATTACTAGAATCATGTAGTTCAAGAGGAAGTTCAATCATTTGCTCCCAAGAATCACCAAGAGCAACATTATTTTTGCGTAAGGCTCCAATAAAAGTGCTAAGTTGTTCTTTAGTGCTAATTGTTTGAAAAACAGGATTCATGCGAGCGAGTCCAACTAAATGGTGTCTTTCACCTTGAGGATGGACTTTACTAATTGATTTGGAATGATACCCTTTGACACTATCAGGATCTTGCTGCATATTTCCACGATAACGTCTATTACCTTGATCTCTTGCAGCTTTAGCTTTCCATATTTGAAATTTACGCCATTGATTGTCAGATATTTCCATAAAAAAAAGCGCCCCTTTCGGAGCGCGGTTATACGTGTATGTACAGGTTTACCTGTTTATGTAATGTTCAATAATTGTTGTCCTGATGGACGAATTTACAAACTCTCTCCAGTGCTGACTTCCTTTGTCTTGATTACATCTAAGACATGCTGCGACCGTATTACGTGTATCTCCACCGCCACGGCAGCGAGGGTGAACATGATCAATAGTAAGGTCGTTAATGTCATAGGTTTGTCCGCAATAAATACAGGTGTAATCGAAGTGTTCTTTAATACCGCGCCTCCACAGGCGCTTAGCTTCTGAAGAGGTCATTGCTATTAAGTTGTAAAGGTAATCGTCAGGTGTTGGGAGATGTGGTGTCATGCATGAATGCCTTTTTTGGATCTATTAGCTTTAGGTGAGGCGAGACGTAATCCTTTAGATGTATGAGATACATCCTTACCGTCTCCTTTCTTACCTATCTTTAAAGATCCAACGTAAGCATCATGCTTTAGTTTTTTACCCTTTTTAGTTTTTTGGTATCTAGATTGTTGAGCCAAACGTTTCTTGTTAGCTGCAGGGTTAGCGTCGTAATAACGTTGAGTTCTACCTTTTTCCATAGAGTCTAGTTTGTACCATTTCAGGATCAATAGTCGGCATAATATTTGCCAATCTATCTAGTGGGTTACCGTCATAAGCAACACCACTGATGTCATTTGTTTTCAGCCAATCACAGGCTGCTTTTAAATCTTGAGTAGTAGCCTCACCCGATTTAATTCGGGCAAGGAACTCTTTAGTGACAAGATTATGCAGCTCGTTGAACTGATCCTCTGTCGCTTTCTTTTTCATTAGTTTAGGTTGACCAAGGTACACCGGTTCCAGTTGTGGGTGTTTTCTTTTCTGTCAACTGGTTATCTAAAGCCTGATAAATTTCAGCTACTTTTTCTTCACCAAGAGCAGCTTGTAGCCAGGAAATAGTTTCAGCCTCAGTTACAGAGTCATAAGGAATCATAGTTTCTGGATCTGCAGGTTCCAGACCAATAGAGCCATAGGCACCTACGGTATAAGTACCATCTGCATCTGATGCATTAATTGTGTAGTGAAGAGTATTGATCATTCCGGTAGCAAGAATGCGATCACACTGAACAACATTCCAGGTATAAGTATTAGACATAATTAAAATAGTGTTTGTTTATTTAAGCCTTAAGAGCTTCGATTTCTGCTGATAGTTCAGCAACTGCGCCAAGTAGTTTCATGACAAGGACGTCATTTTTAATAGCTTTGTAAGAATCATCCAGTTGTTCGTAAGTTGCAGGCGTAACGTTACCTTCTTCGTCAGTAGTTTCAGGAGTAAGCTCTTTACCCTGCTTGGTGCGAGAAATAGTTGTTACAAGACCAGGGCAAACAGTTTCAACATCTTGTGCAACCAGACCAAGGAAGCGCGTCTCTTTATCAGCAACAGGTGCGTCATCAGTCCAATCCCAGTTGCGGAGTTGCTTACCGAGTTCAGTTACATCAGCAAGCTGTGGATTCGCGTCTGTAATGTTTTCTTTGAACCGCTGGTCAGACGTCAGGACAGAGCCTTGTGCTGAGACGGTCCCTGCAAATACTCCTGCACCAGCATCACTTACGCTAAAAGTTCTTGTTCCAGCCGCATTAACTCCTGCATAATTTACACCACCTGCGGTGAAATTCCTTGAAGCAATCCCCACTGCGCCAGTGCCAGCAGATGAGCTAGTGTTTACATTGAGACCTTCTAGGGGATAGGAAGAAGCGGACCCTATGGTAATTCTGCCCGCAAATTCAGCCGTGCCGTTGGCATTAATTCTTGCAGGGTACGACGATGTGGTGCCGTTATATACATATAAACGTGGGTCAGTTCCTGTAGTTGAATTGCTGACATACGATGCGATTCTG